GCCCTGCCCGAGAGCCGAGCCGGGATTTTGAAGGCCGCTCACGCCGCCGATCGACGCCGAAGCACCACCCGGTGTAGACGCGCCGCCCAGGTTGGCGGCGAGGATCGGGTTGAGGCCGGCAGTTTTCATGTCGGCCATCGCGCGCTGATACGCGGTGCCCGACATTTCCTGTTCCCAGTCGCGCTGCTTTTGCGCTTCTTGAGAATTGAATTGCTCTGCCTGCATTTGCGCAGCCAGAGTTGAGGCGTTCGTAGCGGCGGCGCCGCCCTGCCCGAGGAGGCCGCCAACGAGGCCGCCGGCGGCTTGAACGCCGGCGGCGGCTAAGGGAATCCAAGCCATTAGAAGTGATCAATCAGGCCGGGGACGCCGTAGACCGGCATTGGCCTTGCGCAGCGGAGCTGGAACCAGAAATCGCCGATGAAGTTCGGTTCCGTAGGGACCGCCACGACTCGTGCGATTGGAGGATTGTCGACGATGAAGGTCGAGTTGAGAGCAGGTAGTGAAGCAAAGTTCTGGGCCAGATGCCACGTATCGAGCGGCGTGGCTGAGTTAGAGCGGAGCTTGCCAGTAATAACCGAAGGCTTGTACCGGTACTCAGCGTAGCGTTCGTTGTAACCGAAGACGCCTGCATCCGCAGCTCCTCCTGCTGTTCCTTGACAATAGATTTCCTGATTGAGCACGGCCTGCTCGCCAATCATGGCGAGCGCCGGCCAGAAATAGTCGTACTTGGTCGAGCGAGACCAGCGACGGTTCAGACCTTGCTGATAGTTGAGATCAGCGCGAACCGAGATAAGGCCAATGACGATCCCGTGTTCGGTGAACGACTTAGAGAAGCCGTGGCCCGTGACGGTCGAAGTACCGTAAGCGGCCAAGTTTCCCTGAGGAGTCTGGCCGGTAACGGTGGGCGCGGTTTGCGCGACCTGGTGGACATTGACCATTCCTTGGCCGCCGCCGAGATATTCGGGGCGCTGCAAACGAGCGTCAGGCGAGACCACGTTGAAGTGTGCCTGAACAATTTCAGTGTAACGCGTGCCGCCACGGGCGTCACGCTCCTGAAGTTTCTGCAGCTGGAAGGCTTGCCGCAGCTGGTTGATGGTCGCCGCCGTCGCATTGGTAAGGTCGGCGAAGATTTGAGGCCGGTTGGCGGCCGAAGGAACCGCCGCCGACTGAGCATTCACGTACAGTCCCACAGTACCTGAATTGGCGACCCAAGCCGGCGGCGGACCGGCCGCATGGTCCCCGGCCGCTGTCACGCCGAAGACATTGACGCCCGGATTAGCGGCAGCGGAGGTATTGCTGCCGATCACGAGTCCCGTGATGGGGGCCGTGGTTCCAAGAGGGATCGTGACCCCTGGTCCCTTTTGTGGCCAGGGTAGTGACCCAGTGAAATAGTCATGACGTTTGCCACGCCGTAGTAGGACGTAATCAGTCGATACGTCTGGACCATCACCCATATTTTTAGGAACGGAATTTTGAAGGTTTTGGTCACGGAACCACTCATTCCAGATGAGGTTGTAGGCGCGCAGATACAAAGCCGAATGGGTATACCCCGCGATTTTCGTTGGCAGGTCGTAGTAGTCGAAGAGGGATTGTTCGCCATAGCCGCCAGCCGGCGAAACAATTTGGGGCACTGTGTACGAAGTAGAGTCGCCGGGGTTGTCCTGGGCACCCATAAATTTCTGGAAATTGGTCCATAGCAACCTCAGCGGTACGAAGAAGAAGAACGAATTAAGGAAGACGTTGTCCATGAACGGGCGCAGCGGCGTCGAGAGACGGCAAAAGCCGGTCATGTTGAGGTTGAAGGTATCGCCCGGCAACACCTCGTCGTTGAAAACCGGGATCAGGTAGCCGGCGTCGAACGAGGTTTTGTAGCCGGCGCTGCGGTCAAAGCTCGAGCGCGGGATTTCGGCTTTGGGAACACGGGCGAAATCATGACTGGCCGCGACAGTCGAAGGCATCCTAGACATTGTTGATAGTCTCCATCAGCGGAAGCCGGGTTTCGATCTTGACGAGCGCATTAGCGTCGATCACGTGGCCGATCGGATCCATGGGGAGCATACGACCGACCTGGTCGTCGTACTCGCCGACATAATAGAGCGTAAAGTCGCCGGGGTGCCGGCCGACCTGAGTGTTGGTGTCATTCGCCAGCTCCTGGAACGAGCGAACCGCCGAGCCATCGGTCGAGGCGAAGAACGGCGGGTGATATTGCAGGGCTTTGCGATCGTAGATCGAGTATGCACGGAGCTTCATTTAAGTGTCCTTTTGAGTTGAGTTGCGCGAGAGAGTTGAACAGCTTCGCGTACCTTGAGACGCGCGGGCGTATTGTCCGCGCGGTTTTTGTTTGAGATCGCCTTACGGCGACGTTTGATTTTGACCAGCTCCTCCTCTTGAAGTTTCAGGGTGTAGTATTTTGGGACCGCGTGTTTTTTTCCGTCAACGACAATGAAGTCGGACGGAAACGCGTCCGTTTTATATTTTTGGAACCACGCATCGCCCAGGCCTGGGCGGCGTGATTGAGTTGCGAATTCAGGTTCGACACGGTGTAGATGACCCGTGATCGGATGAGGCCGGATGTAGGGATCAAGTTCATGATCCCCTTTAGGTGTTCCGGCATATTTTTTTAGAATGTACCGCGCGCAATAAGCGGCGGTTTGATAGGTGAGTTGAGACGTAGTTGAATGGCCAAATGGCCAGAGTTTTGAAAGTTGTTGAGAAGTGTAGAGTTTGTTTGGGTAGAGAGAGTTTGTTTTAGAGTGAGTAGTTGAGTGAAGTTTTAGGTCAGAGAATTGATGGTTGAAGATTAGACAGTGATAGTGAGGACGTAGAGTTTCGTCTCCATATTCGCCGCAGCAGAAGCGGCGTATTTTTTTGCCATCGAGCGAGTCGATTAGGCGTTTAAAGAAGTTTTGAATTTCGACAACGGAGATACTGCCGTTGGCAGGTAAGTTTTCGTCGGAGTAAGTCAGCGTGATAAAGCAGTTTTCAGGGTGCATCGAGGCTTCGTGCATGCACCTGGCTGCCCATTGTTTGGATCGGTCGATCCGGCAGCCTATGCATCGTCCACAAGGGACAGACAACGAAGTACCCTCGACAAGTGACTTGGTAGGATTGAACGTCACCCCGTACCGACCGGTCTCCGTTCTCTCCCGAGACCGGTAGGCTTTGAGGGGGTGGAAGCACGTCATTGGCCTCCTCGCTACAGGCGGATGCCACCGCGCATAGGAAGACGAGGAGTGTTTTTCGGGTGAACCCGAAGAGCGTGCTTCGTGAAGTTGTGCTTTGAATGGGCTTTGCCCATTTTGTGGCGTCGCTGCATTGCATTTCGCTCCTGTTTAGACAGCCCATTTGGGGCTGTCAGTTAGACCATATGATATCAAGTAGATCATATGGTCTAGGCCGAAAGAGGCTCGGCAATACAAGGGCTAGGCGCGCTCTAGCGCCGCGCGGCGCTGTTTTTTCCTTGACTTTTTGGAAGCACCGGAGGTGCAGACGCGAAGACGGCGGGGAAACGACCCCGCCGCTTCGCTATAGCGCCCGCGCCAAGAACGAGGCGCGCGGGCTTAGTGCACTCGACGTGCGCGACAGTCGTCGCACGGTACAGGGGGAGGCTGATCCTCCCCGAGGCGCTGGGCGATAACCCAGCGCCAGACGTGTTCAGCGTAGTCGGGATCGTCGGTTTCGACGCGTACTTGAACGTCGATAATCTTGAATTGGCTCATTTGGGTGACTCCGATGCCTTAGCCGGCTCCACTGGAGGGGTTGACGGAGGACGAGTGTCCTTGGCGAGGCCGAGCTTGATCATCTCCTCCTGATTGGCGGGATTGTCCATGAAGTCGACGAATTGAACGGGGTCGTTCTCAAAACGAGCCCGTAGAGAGGCTGGGAGGGCCATGAAGGCACCTTCCGCCTGCTTGATCATGTTCAGCCCGGCCTGCAGGTCGAGAGCGTCTGGCAGGTCCGTGAAGAGGCCCTGAGCGTGGGCCTGATTGATGTGATCGACAACGCCGGTCGCCTCGAAGCGACGGACGATGTTGTTAATGTCGCATTCCTCCTTGAAGGACTGCTTGGTCATGGACGGTTCCTTGACCAGCTCGCCCGTCCTGGGGTCGAGGATTTCGCCGGTCCAGTTGACGGCGATGTGCGGCTGATACCAGCCGACGATGTCGGGCACGAAGTTGAACGACTGTTGCTTAGCCATGACTACCTCTTGATGTACTTGTTGTAGACAGAGTCCGGTTGACCGGCGGCAGGGCCGCCGAGGATCCCGGTCGTGGGCGACGACGCGCCCCTAGCCGACGACGGCAAGGCACCCATGCCGGTCGAGAGCATGCGGAACAGGCCGCCGACGGCCTTAGAGATCGGACTGTCGCCGAAGCGCTCGGTGTCCTCGGCAACGCGAGTATTAACCCGCGCGGTCGAGTAGGCAGACGCAGCGTTCGCCGCATTGGCCGCCGCCTCGCTAACCTTTGTAAGAGCTGCAGCGTCATTGAGCCGCTCGTTTGATTTGGACGTTTTTTCGTCCTGAACGATTTTTTGGGTATTGGCGTCGGTCTGCTTGACGCCTGCCTTGTTCAGCTCGGACGACGAGTCGTCCTTGTCGGCTTGCGCCATGGTCGCCTTAACCG